TTAAATATTTCATTATTCGCGACGGCGATCAATTCAAACAAATTTATTTATATTTAGTCATGGAAGAGATAAAAAAGAAATTTACCAGGTTGGAAGAAATTCACGGGATCGCATTTTTCGGAATGGATCAAAAAACACTTGAATATCAAAATAAAATATTTGCTTTTTTATATTCAATGGAAATCGACGCCGTTCAAAAAATTTCCGATATTTGCGAAAAAGAAAATATTTCGCTATTTACTGAAAGCGTCAAAAAATTTATTATCTTTGAGATGGACCAGGCCGAAGGGTTCGTTTTAGAATTTAACGAAAATTATTCGGCATTTAGAAAATTTGAAAGTTATGTCTATAAAAAAAATAAAGTTAAAAAGTAAAGTCGAACCGATCGTTCAAAAACGAAAAGTCGGTCGTCCGCGATCATTCGAAGAACCGGAAGACATGTTTAGAGTATTTTTAGAATATGCCGCCGACATAAAAAAGAATCCGTTTCTAGTTCATGACTACAAAGGAAAGGACGTCGAATCCGTAATGATAAAAAAACAAAGACCGCTAACGATTGAAGGATTCGAAAACTTTTGTTGGACGTCCGGAGTATGTAAAGACATTGGCGATTACTTCGCGAATAAAGACGGCAAGTATTCGAAATTTTCCGCTATCTGCTTAATTATCAAAAAGCAAATTAGACAGAATCAGATCGAAGGCGGGGCCGCCGGGATCTTCAACGCGTCGATCACGCAACGACTAAACAATCTAGTCGAAAAGTCCGAAGTCGTCGAAAAAATAATCGAAAAGAAGCAAGTTTTCGAGATCAACGGAACAATAATAGAATTTTAATTTTTGGCCCTCTTTGCGGTAACGTTCGAGGGTTGCGGCGGGTTCGGTAGTTTGTCCCGTCGCTTTTTTTTAAATTATTTTCTACAAAAGTTTGTGTATTTAAATAAATGTATTATCTTTGTGGTAACGAAACGAATTAAAAAATAGAAATTATGAAAGTTACATTAAACAAATCAGCAAGAACATTTACAATAAAAAATGAAACTGCAAAATATCGCACGTTTAAAATGAGTAAATCAGAATTTGAATCTAATCAATTCAATACTGAAAATGATTGGAAACAATTTTTAAAATCAGATGAATATTACAAAGTAAAATGAAGACATTCACGAACTCCGAAATATTGTCCCGTAAATACGCGGGACAATTAAATATTAAGCCGACCGGCGCGAAATTTCAACCAATCGAACGCGTTTCGACGGCTGAATTATTCTTCACAGATTTACGCCTTTGGGCGCGACGAATTTTAAAAATTGATTGAATATGAAATACACTATTCAAGAACTCGCAAAACTTAGAAGCATTTTATTATCTTCGTTTGATCCTGGCGATCCTTATGATGATAATCACACGAACAAACATTCCGATTTCGCGATCAATACAGACATATTTTTAATATGGCTTTATAAAATGGAGCGCGCCGGAAAAATAGAGTATTTACTAGAAAATTTTAAAGCATGAATCTTCAATATCTACACACGTCCCCAGGCGAATTTTTCACGCCGTTAACGAAGTATAAAATAATTAACGTATTTTCGCGACACTTTCAAATATTCGACGATCGCGGAAACCCGCGATTAATTTTAAAAAACAATAAATTATTTATACAATGCAATTAGTCAACGACGAAGATCCGTTCAAAGATGTTTATAATATAGCGATAATCTTTTCAGTTATTTTTGTGATTGCTTCGGCGTCTTTGGTAGCTTTTATTATTTCATGTCTAATATAACGCTTTTTAAACCATTTGCGAAACAGTTGCTTTTTATCGAAGCACTGTTTTCGCGTAAATATACATTTGTTTTATTCGGCGGCGCGATTCGTGGCGGAAAAACATTCGCCGGCCTCGGTGGTTTCATTCTGTTGGCGAAAAAATATCCAGGTTCGCGTTGGGCCGTCGTTCGGACGGATCTTCAAACATTAAAACGTAACACGATACCGTCTTTTTTTAAGATATGTCCGGAATCTTTTATTAAGAATTATAACCAGGAAAAACAAATAGTAACTTTTACCAATGGATCGCAACTTTTATTTTTTGGCGAGAATTTCGCCGACGATAAAGAGCTGAACAGATGGAAGGGATTAGAAGTAAACGGATTTTTATTCGAAGAAATAAACGAATGTCAAGAAAAAACGTTTTACAAAGCAATAGAGCGCGCCGGATCACATTTAATTCCTGGAATCGCAAAAGAAGATCAACCAGCACCAATTATCGCCGCGACATGTAATCCGACACAAAATTGGGTCAAAGAAAAGATATACAATCTTTGGAAGTTAGGAACGTTGCCAATAAATTGGCTTTATATTCCTTCGAAGATATTCGATAACCCCTATATTACAGACGAATATATCGAGGCGTTAAAATCTATGCCGTCGTACGAATACGAAGTCTTTGTTAACGGCGATTGGGACATCACTTTAAAAAGTGGCGGCGAGTTTTACAAATCGTTTGCGATGGACGATCATATCGTCGACGTCGAATATAATCCGGATTTACCTTTACACATTTCATTTGATGAAAACGTAAATCCGTACATAACCGCGACGGCGTGGCAAGTGTACGGCGATAATAAAAAGCAATTGAAACAGATTTCAGAATTTTGCCTAACATCGCCAAACAATACACTTTCGAAATTGTGTCAGGCGATCGACGCGGAATTTTATTCGCATAAGTCCGGGATGTTCATTTACGGCGATGCGACGTCGAAAAAACAAGATACAAAGTTAGAAAAAGGACACAATTTCTTCACGCTTATACGCGACTATTTGACGAAATTTCGTCCGGTCCTTCGCGTTCCTTCGGCGAATCCTTCGGTCGTAATGCGTGGAAATTTTATAAACCAGGTATTCGAAAAAGGTTTCGACGGCGTTTCGATCGCTATTTCAGATAATTGTAAAAACACAATAAAGGATTATATTAACGTCAAAGAAGACAACGACGGGACAAAGAAAAAACAAAAGATCATGAACGCCGAAACGAAAGTTTCCTATGAACAATTCGGACACACTTCGGACGCCAACGACTATTTTATAATCGAGTGTGTTAAATCGTCTTATTTGTTATATCAAAACGGACGCCAAACTTTCGACCACGTTTTAATTGGTAAAGGTGCAGAAAAAGAAAATAATTCGTATTAAAGTTTGTGTATTCAAATAAATGTATTAAATTTGTTAAAAATTAAGAGAATATGAATGTATTAAGTTTATTCGACGGTATGTCGTGTGGTCGTATCGCTTTGGAGCGTAACGGCGTAAAAGTATCAAATTACTACGCTAGCGAGGTCGATAAATACGCGATAACGGTGTCAAAGAAAAATTACCCGGACATCGTACAATTGGGTGACGTTACGAAGTGGCGAGAATGGAACATCGATTTCGCTTCGATTGATCTATTAATCGGCGGTTCGCCGTGCCAGGGTTTCAGTTTTGCGGGCGGACAATTAGCGTTCAACGATCCGAGATCTAAATTATTCTTTGTTTATGCCGACATTATGAATCATATATTATTATTAAATCCGAAATTGATTTTTTTACTTGAAAACGTAAAAATGAAAAAAGAATCGGAAGACGTTATAAGTATGATTATGGGCGCGAATCCGATTAAAATTAATTCGGCGCTTGTTTCGGCTCAAAATAGGAATAGGTTATATTGGACGAATATCGAAGGAGTTGAACAACCGGAAGACAAAGGAATTTTATTAAAAGATATTATTCATGAAGCGGAAATATTGGAAGACGAATTAACGCCAAACTTTAATATTAATCCGTCTGAAAAAGGAATGAACGGAAATGTTAGGAGTGTAAACAACGATAAAAGTTCAACATTAACAACTAATAAAGGTGAAGGTTTAAAAGTCCCGTTTGATAAAACGCTTCAGATATTAGATAAAGAAATCGAGAAAGGAACAGTTGGCTTTTTTCGCAAAGATAGTCAAGGATATCGAGTTTATTTTATTCATGGAAAATCAATTACCTTAAACGCGAGTAGTGGCGGGTTAGGTGGAAAAACCGGCCTTTATTTATTCGGTAATATAATAAAAACGGACGAAGAAAAAGGAAATGTAAATAAATTTTACACTTTAACAAACAAAAACGGTAACGGAATACTAATCGAAGGTTATATTCGCAAATTAACACCTATCGAGTGCGAACGCCTTCAAACTGTGCCGGACAATTATACGGAAGGTGTTTCAAACAGTCAACGATATAAAATGTTAGGCAACGGATGGACGGTCGATATTATTTGTCATATTTTGTGTAATATGTAAAAAAGTTTATTATATTTGTCACACTTCTTACTTTTAGGTTTTTTCTACAATTCTAATCCTGGGAAAAGCGTCGTATTAATTTACGGCGCTTTTTTTTTATTGAATAAAATTTAATTGAAAAATAAAGTATATCTTTGAAAAAAAAAGAATATGAGTTTTTTAATTAAAAACGATTGCAAGTCATTAATAAACGCGGCCGATTTAGCCGTAATTATTGCGTCCGACGATCTTATATTTAACCAGGCGATCAAAGCGTCGACAATTCAAGCTAAAAGCTATTTAAACAGTAAATTCGACGTCGCGGCGATGTTTATCGATGTCCTGGAATATCTTTTCGCTTCGACGTATGCAATAGGTGAAAAAATTTATTTATTTGCTTCAAAGTTTATTACTACGAAAGTTTACGCCGTTGGCGACATGGTGGAATATAGCGGAATCGTTTATCGTTGTATCGTAATACCGCCGGCGTTCCAATTACCAACGAACGCGACATATTTCACCGCCTACGGAACTAACGAACAACTTTACAACTGTATAGCAACGGCAACGGGCCGACGCCTAAACGAAACGGCCTATTTTACGGCGATAGCGGATCGAAATCCGTTGTTAGTTCGACTTATGGTTGATCTAGTTTTATATGAATTACATTCAAGAATAAATCCGAACAATATACCGGAATTTCGAATCGTTCGATATGATAAGGCGGTCCGCTTTTTAATGGATTCAGTCGATCCGAGGAAAAATGTTAATCCGGATTTTACTTTATTAACCTTCGAAGAAAACCGCGGAAACGATACCGTTTTCGGCGCAACTATAAACAATAATTCATATTAATATGTGGCCTTTCAATAGATCAAATATCGAAGACGTGCAAAACGTCGTAAAAGAAGCGCCAACAAGGTCGCGCGTGACTGAAAAAGTCGTAGTGCGCGAATTTAGCCGCGTTAATCAAAACGTTTCAAAATGGAGGACGGCCGTAATTACGGCTGAAGGCGTTTTAAACCCGCGAAGAACGGAATTATATAACATCTATAAAGATGTTGTTTTGGATTCACATTTGACGGCCTTAATGAACACTTTAAGGTTAAAGGTTACCGGTTCCAGGTTTTGGATTGTTGATAAGGACGGCGAAGAAAATGAGGAGTTAACGAAGGCGCTTCGTTCGGAATGGTTTCAACAATACATGGAAACATTTGTCGATTCAATGTTTTACGGTCATTCGCTTATACAGATCGGAGGGATTGAAGGAAAAAAATTCGTCAATTTAGAAATTGTTCCGCGTGAAAATGTAGTTCCGGAATATGGAATAGTAAAGAATAGCGTTTACGATCATTGTACGACCGGAACGGCGTATCGTGAAAAACCTTTCGAAACCTGGTTAATTGAAATAGGCGAAAAAAAGGATTTAGGTATCTTATCAAAAGCGGCGCCGTTGGTTTTATGGAAAAAGGGTATTTTCGGCGCGTGGTCCCATTTTGCGGAATTATTCGGAATGCCGGTTCGCGTCGGAAAAACCGACATATTAAACCCGGAATCAAAAATTAACATGGAAAACATGTTAAAGAACATGACTTCGGCTTCGTATGCCGTTATTGGAAACGACGATATTTTAGAGTTCGTGCAATCGACGCAAACGGATTCGTATCAGGTTTATAGTGAAATGATTTTGATCTTAAATTCCGAACTTTCGAAACTTGTATTGAATCAAACGGGGACGACAGACGAAAAGGCGTTCACGGGTTCGGCGAACGTTCATTTAGATATATTGAATCAAACAGTCACGGCGATTAAAACGAAATTGGAGCGTCATTTTATGGATTCTGTTTTGCCTAAAATGATTTATTTAGGTTTATTTCCGGACGACGGATCTTATTTCAAATGGGACGATTCGGAACAGATTTCGAAAGTTCAACAATTTGACATGGTCGATAAATTATTGAAAAACGGCTACAAAATCGATCCGGAATGGATCGAAGAAACGTTTAACATTCCGGTAAACGAAGAAGAAATCGACACGGAAAAGAACGAAGACGGGACCGTTATTCAATCAGTTGAAAATCTTTATAAAGGCCTTATTTAATGAATTACACGGATAAACAATTAGAAGATCTAATAAACAATGTTTATGCCGGTATAATTACGCCTAAAAATTTGCCTTTGGACCTTTACAACGTTACTTTAGATCGTTTAACGGCCGCGATCGTAAAAGGATTCGGAACCGATTTCGCCGAAGATAGTGCCGACGCCTTGTTATTTGACTACTATAAGCACAATATCGCTATATTCAGCGGAGCGAAGACGTTTCAGCAAGTAAAAGATATGACTAATTTAGTTATGACTTCAGACGGCGTTAAACGCGATTTTTCGGAGTTTAAAAAGATCATAAAAGGCGATCAATTTCACGACGGACTTTTTAAGACATACAACGAAAACTATTTAAAGACTGAATTTAATACGGCGTTCGCTACGGCTCAAATGGGGCGAGAATGGAACGAGTTCGTCCAGGACGCCGACGTTTTCCCCTTATTGAAATATATTACAGTACATGATGACAGAGTTCGTCACAACCATAGGCCGTTCGACGGCGTGATCCGTCCCGTCGGTGATTCGTTTTGGGACACTCACACGCCGCCGAATGGCTTTAATTGTCGATGTCATGTTATTCAATTAGAAGAAGGCGAAGAAACAACGGACACACAAATTAAAAATATGCCGGAAGTGGATTCGCCTTTATTCGCTTTTAATCCTGGGAAGTCGGGACGTATATTCGACGAATCGATCCATCCTTATACAAAAAACATCGAAGAACGTTACAAGGTCGACGCGGCCAAAAATTGGGGCCTACCAACGCCGCCGAAGCCGACGAAAAAGATTAAGCAATGAAAAAAGGACGCCAATTCAATTTCGAGCAAAAGATAATCGAATTTAAAAAGTTCGAAAAGACGGTCCCGCGACTTATTGGGAACATTGCGAAGATTCAATTCGTTGAAAATTTCGATCATGAAGGATTTACCGATGAAGCGGTCGGCTCGGATCCATGGAAAAAAAGAAAAAGAAACGATAAAAATTCGTCGCGCCGTAATATATTAGTAAAAACCGGAGCGTTAAGGCGTTCTATTCGCGTCGGATCTTCGCCAACGTTTCGACGTATTGTAATAGGGTCGTACGGCCTTAATTACGCTAAAATACACAACGAAGGAAGCGGAAAAATGCCGCAAAGGAAATTTTTAGGACAATCCAGGTTATTAGATAAAAAAATAAGCGCTTTAATTCGCGCTAAAATGATAAAAATACTATGATAAAATCAATTTATACAGACGTTCGCGATAGGATTAAGACGGAATTAAGCGAAGAAATTAAAACGGTCGGAATGTTTAACCGTCAATTTGACAACGAAAGAACAGAAATTCCCTTCCTTTTCCCTTGCGTTTTTATTGAATTTTCTGATATTATTTATACGACCGAAGCATCGGCGATTCAAAAAGGTAAAATCGAAATGACGTTACACGTTGGATTTCATCAATTAGAAGAAGATTTGTCGATGTTTGATATTCAACAAGCTATTGTCGCAAAAATTCACGGTTGGAGCGTTGGGAACGTTGGTTCGTGGACGCGAGTTCGTGAAATCCAGGACACGGCGCCAGGTAATATTGTTGATTGGCAAATCGTGTTTAATTCAACATTTACAGACACCGACACTTTCGTTCATAACGATTTAATTTCAACGGGTGGCCTTATTACATTGGAATTGACGACAGATTTAGACGTCGACGATTTAGTAATTCGGACGGGTGACGGCGTTTAATTCTGACGCCTTAACTTTCTTTAAATCGCCGTAAATGGTACCAGGTCGAAGATATAATCGTTCGGCTATGTCATTTACCACGACTTCGGTTTTTTCATTGGCGCGGGCGCGGACTTCTTTCGCGACGTCGATTCGTCTTCGTACCAGGTCTAATTGATTTTTTTTGCCGGACATATTTTTTTACTTTAATGAATGAATTTAATTCGTTAAAAGTACGAATTTTATTTTAATGTAGCGTTTCTTTGTCGCATGGAAAATTTAAAAAATTCTATTTTGGACGGCGTGGCCGAAGTTTTACTTTATGGAACCATTGGAACTGAAGAAATAAACGGCGCGCGTTTCGCTTCGACAATATCAATGTTAAACGATATGATCGACGTCAACGAAATAAACGTCCGTATCAATTCTTCCGGCGGATCAGTTATCGAAGGACTTTCGATTTTTTCAGCGATCGCCAATTCGAAAAAACCATGTAATACAATCAACGACGGGATCGCCGCGTCAATTGCGGGGATTATATTACAAGCGGGAACGAAAAGATACGCGTCGGATTTCTCAAAAACAATGATTCACGAGGTTTCAAACGGGACGGCTTATCAATTATTACTACCTAAACAAAAAGTAATGATCGACAGTCTTAAAGATACTTTGTTGACAATATTAGATAATAATTCAACAATGGATCGCGCAACGTTAAACGATTGCATGACGGCCGAAACATGGTTCGATTCAAGCGAAGCATTAGGAAAAGGATTAATCGACGAAGTTATTAAAACGGGGCGCGTTTACAACGCTTCGGACGACATCGAATCAATGGTAAATGAATATTCAAAAGTTTTATTAATCAATAAGTTACAAATGGAAAACGTAAAAAACCATTTAGGACTTGAAACAACGGCAAACGAGGAAACGATTATTGCGTCAATTGACACGATGAAAAATTCAATCGAAACGTTGACAAATTCAATTTCCGAAAATGAAGCGATTATCGTCAAAAAAGACGAAGAAATCGAAGCGTTGAAATTAGCAAACAAATCTTTTAAAGACACGTCGGCAATTTCAGCAGTTGAAAACGCAATCGAAAAGGGAATTTTCGATGTTGCGAAAAAAGACGAATTAATCGAACAAGCACAAAACGACCTTGACGGATTCGTTAAAATGGTTGGAATGATTAAGCCGCAAGTTGTTAAAGTAATGAACAACATCGAAAAACCTTTGAAGGCCGAAGGTAAAACATTCAGACAATTGGAAAAAGAAGACCCTAAATTTTTGGAAACTCTTAAAAACGAAAGTCCGGAAGAATACGCGACGCTATTTGAAGCGGAGTATGGAACAAAGTTAAATTAATTTTAAAAGTCAAAAAAAATGGCAATTCAAACAGAAATTTGGGTAAAGGACATCGAGGAAACTTTACACCAAGGAAGCGAGTTCATCAAAATGGGGACAGATCATTCCGCTTTCGTTGAAAATAAAACGGTACATGTACCACAAAGTGGATCAGTTTCAGCGATTCAAAAAAATATTTCGTCTTTACCGGCGACAATCGTTCAAAGAACAGATACGGTTAACGATTATTCGTTGAATCAATATACAATTGATCCGGTTTTAGTTACTTCTATTGAAGAGCTTCAAAGTTCTTATGCGAAACGTCAATCGGTAATGTCGCAGCACATCGCAACGTTAAACGAAAGAATCGGAACAGAAACGGCTTACGAATGGGCGCCGACGACTAGCGCAACGTTGGTATTGAGAACAACGGGAGCGGCTACTTCTTTACTTCCAAACGCTACGGCAACGGGAACAAGAAAGTTAATCACAAAGGCAGACGTTGCCAAAATGGCTCAAAAAATGGACCAAGACAACGTACCGTCAAATGATCGTGTTTTAGTTTTACCGGTTCAAATGTATTACGAATTGTTCGACCTTGACGCGTTGGTAAGAAACGATTTCGGTCGCGCTTTAGATATGATTAACGGTGAGGCAAACATGTTGTACGGGTTCAAGATTTTCAAACGTCCGACAACTGTTTCATATAATGAAGTGGCAGCGGGAGTGAAAAAAGCAGTTGGAGCGGCAGACGCTGCGACAGATTGTGTTGGGGCGTTCGCGTTTCAAAAATCTTGCGTAGCTTCAGCGTTGGGAACTATAAAAGTTTACGCGGAAGAAGGAAAAGCAGCGTATTACGGTGACATCTTTTCGGCGGAAGTTATGCACGGGGCGAAATACCTTCGTACTGACTTGAAAGGTATCGTAGCACTTGCACAAGGGTACGTAGCACCGTAATTTCGTTGAAACATGGAAAATAAAACAAAACTTAAAGAATTGTTCGCGTCCTTTCCGGATGCGAACGGTTTTTGTTTTACTTCGGACGGTAGTTCATTCGATGTAAAAGATTACAATTTCGCGTGTTCGCACTCTCAAAGATTGGAAGATCAAAAGATCGAAATTTTAGCAAAAGACGAAACTTTTTTAATCGAAAAGAAAAATTTGTTTTTTGAAGGTTCGAAATGGATTTTCAAATTAATTGACGGTGAAAAAGCACCGGAAATGGAGCATAAAACACGCGGATTAAACAACGCGGAAAAAAAAGCGCTTAAATTGACTAGGGAAGTCAAAGCGAAAAAAGAAAATTTATAAAATTTAAATAAATGGCACTTTCACAAATTACGATTAATAGAGGTCAAGGCGGACTAGGTAGGCCGTTGACTTCAAACGATCATATTTCCGGGTTCACAATGCCGTTTGTAAATGCAAATTTACCGGCCGGATTTTCAACAACGGATCGAATTAAAATTGTTTATTCCATCGCCGAATTGGAAGCGTTGGGAGTTGCACAAGGCGCTACAAATATGAAACGCCTTTGGTACCATGTTAATCAGTTTTTCTTAATTCAGCCAAACGGGAAATTATATGTACAATTGACGGATTCAACGGCGATCACATACCTTGAAACTGTTACTTTGCAGCATTTTGCAAACGGGGAAATTAAGCAAATTGCATACTACGACGGCGAAACAACATTCGCGGGTTCAAGTGTTACGACGTTACAAACGGGCGCGACTACATTAGAAGGCGAGCAAATGCCTATATCAATCCTTTACACGGCGAACATGCAAGCAGTATCGACTTTGGGTGCCTTACCTAATATGCGAGCATTAGCAGCGAAAAATGTTTCTGTTGTTGTTGGCGAGGATGGAACATCTACGGGCGCAGCCTTGGCAGTATCAGAAGCGAAGTCGTTGTCTTGTATTGGCACATGTTTAGGCGTTTTGTCATTTTCAGCAGTTCACGAAAATATCGGATGGATCGAAAAATTTAACCTGGTACAAGGTTTAGAATTAGATGAACCGGCCTTCACTATTGGAACGGCGGCGGTATTGGTTAAAACGCAAACAAACGCGGCGTTGACGGCGTTAAACGATTACGGTTATATCTTTATTAAGAAACAAATCGGAATCAATGGAACGTATTTCAACGATTCGCCAACGGCGACACCGGCGACAGGCGATTACGCTTATATCGAATCGAACAGAACAATTGACAAAGCAATTCGCGGAATTAACGCGAAAATGTTACCGAATTTAAATTCGCCTTTGTATGTTACCGAAACGGGCCTATTGACAGAAGACGTTATTTCGAAATTTAAAAACGATTGTTCAATTGCATTAGAAACGATGGATATTGACGGCGAAATTTCAGCGTATAAAGTGACAATTAACCCGCTTCAAAACGTTTTATCGACGGGAAAACTTTCGATAGGCGTGAAAATTGTTCCGGTTGGCGTTGCTCGTCAAATTGAAATAAATATCGGTTTTGCCGTTAAAGTATCTTAAACTTAAAATTGAAAATATATGACACCATTAATTAACGGTAAAGCTTACGATTTTTCAGATATTATCGTAACTATCTTAGGGGTTCCGGTTGCTTCAGTTTCAGCGATTAAGTACAAAGAGGAACAAGAGAAAAAAAACAACTACGGAACAGGAACGCGTCCGGTTTCACGCGGAAAAGGTGCGATCGAGGCAGACGCTAGTTTTGATATATCAATGAATGATATTGAAGCGATCAGAAACGTAGCTTTGGACGGATCTTTATTAAATGTTCCGGCGTTTGATATTGTTGTTTTCTTCGGAAATGGAGCGAATCCAATAACACACGTTTTGAAAAATTGCGAATTTATTTCGGACGGCGTAGAAGTTTCACAAGGTGACACGGACACGAAAAGAAGTTTTGATCTAGTTATTTCTCACGTTAAATGGAGATAATTAAAATCAAACAATGAATTATTTAAAGCGTCGTATTAATTTACGGCGCTTTTTTTTATATCTTTGAAATTCATTAAAAACAAAACAAATGAAAAATGAATTAACAGTCCCAACGGGGACGAAATTTCAGTTAGAAATTGAAGACAATGACGGAACAATGAAAACTTGTTTTTTGAAATCGATTAGCCGTCCAATTATGGAACGCGCTTTAGGTTTAATTATGCCTATCACGGGCGCGCCTAAGTTAATCACGGCCGGCGAAATTGTTTTAACCGGTTGTTGGATAAGTGGCGACGAAGAAATTCGAACAAACGAAGAATTAAAAATTGAAGCATGTTTAAAAGTTATTGAATTGATCGAAAGAAAAAATTCAACGCTAAAAAAGTTTTAAAGAAGTTTGAAATTAACAACGAAGACGGCGCCGACGAAATACGTAAAATGTCGGCGTTAATTCGATTTCATTTTAAGATCAATCCGGACGATTTAAGCGATTCGGATTTTTCGCGGACATGGAACGACCTTCGTTATTGCTTAGACTTCGAAAACAAGCGAAACGCTTTAGATATGCCGTAATAAAAATAAAAAGAATATGAATATTTACAAAAAAGGAAATTACATCGAATTTTTGAACGAAGCGGAAAACATTCTTCAGCGTCGAAGATCAATCGACATTCGATTCGAAAAGGACAGTCAATCGGCGGTAATTTACAAAGTATTCTATAATGACGTTTTATTTTTAACGATCCCGTTTACAGAAATCGAAGACGAAACAAATACCGTTTACGCTAGTCAGGCAATTTTTGACGCGTGGCATACCGCGAACACGGGTTTTAATCCGGCCACGGGCGGAAGCGTGGCGGGCGTTCTTATTTACGTCACTAATAAAATTGATTTACCATTAGCCGTCAACGGCGTTATTACATTGGCAGCGAACGCGACGTATTTTTTCACTAAAACGGTCGATTTAACCGGCGATCGTTTAGTTTGTGGCGCGAATACGACAATATTGGGTTTCAGTTCAGAAAACTGTAAAATAATTTCGACGGGTTTAAGTGCTTCGATCGCGTTAATTTCTTCAAATTATTCTTTACCTATTCGACACATCGCGTTTACAAGTGGCACTGTTTTAAATTTAGTCGGCGATAGTGTAACGACGGCCCTAGACTGGCACGGCGTTAATTTTGTCGATTGTCCGACGGTTGGATTAATAAAAGATTATTCAAATGTCATTTTAGAAACGGGCGCGTTTTTAAATTCGGCGAATTTAACCATCGACGGAACAATCGGAACGCTCGGAATAAATAACAATTTATTTGACGGCCGAACGGGACAAACAACGATAATCGTTGCGCCGACGGCAATTATTACGCGACGTCTTCGAATCATTTATTCATCATTCATTTGTTTAAGCGGTGAAACGGCAATAAATGTCAGCGCGTCGGCGACAATTGCAGACGAAAGATATATTTTAGATACGGTCAATTTTTCGGGTGGTGGTACTTATTTGTCGGGAGTAAGTGAAACAAGTAATAAATCACTATTTTCTGGATGTGTAGGCATAACAAACACGGCTGTGAATGGTCAATTGTACATGCAAAACAACGCTACGGCGACGGTTGTAAGTGCTACAAATACATTTTATAAGGTATTAGGTACAACAACGGCAAGTGCTGACAATAGCAAGTACACACACACCAATAACAGATTGACGAACGCGGCGAATGTCAGTCGAAAATACTTAATTCATTGTTCACTTTCATTCAATGCTGGGAGTAATAACGTTTGCGAGTTCGGTTTTTACGATTCAAAGCTAGGAGCAGTTAGAACACCGTCGAGAACAAAAGCAACCGCAAACGGTAGTGGAAGATCAGAAAGCGTTTCTTTTAGTTGTGTTGTATCGCACATACAAGGTAATTACTTAGAAATACATTGTGCAAATACTTCAGCAACAACAAATATTACAGTAACAGACATGAATTTTTTAATTACAGAAATAAAATAAAATATGTCAGCAAATAGAGAAGAATATATAATTTCGTTAATCGATCAAGGCGTTTCGAGGGGTTTAAAAGACATTTCGAGAACCGTAACAGATCTTAGGTCCAAAATGGGCGGCCTTGATACTACAGTTCAACAAACGAGCGGCGGAATGTCTTCTTTATCTAAAATGGCGCTTCGTTTTGGAGCCGTGGCCGGTATTGGTTATTTAGGAAAACAAATCGTCGAACTAGGGACCGGAATGGAACAAACGAAAGTAGCTTTTTCAACTTTTATGGGCGACGCTGACAAGGCAAATGTTTTGATAGGTCAGTTAAACGAGTTCGCAAATATTACGCCGTTCGACAACGCCGAAGTATTGAAGTCGGGGCAAATGTTATTAAGTGCGGGTTTAGCTGCTGACGAGGTTAACGGATCGCTTCGAATGATTGGTGACATTGCGTCGGGGGTTGCTATGCCTTTGGAAGATTTATCGCAAATCTACATGAAGGCAATGAATAAAGGAAAATTACAAGCCGAAGAATTGAATCAAATGTCGGAACGTGGTATTCCTTTGATGCAAGAACTCGCGAGAATGACGGGCAAATCAAAAGGCGAAATCTATAAACTAGCTGAAACGGGCGCGATTACTTCAAACATTGTTAAACAAGCGTTTGAAAATATGACGGGCGCGGGTGGTATGTATCACAATATGATGGATAAACAATCGCAAACGGTTGGCGGGCGTTTTTCTACATTGATAGGTAAACTTCAAACGATTGGTATCGCGATCGGTGAAGCGTTGCTTCCGGTTTTGGGCGCGCTTGCAGATTTCGCAACAATGATTATTTCGAATGGTAAATTATTAAAAGATATTGCGATAATCGTCGGAGTTGTGACGGCGGCGTTTTTAGCGTTCAAAATAGCGATGTGGGCTTCAGCTTTAGCAACGTCCGGAATGACGATCGCGCAAACTTTATTAAATTTAGCAATGACTTTAAATCCTATCGGATTGGTTATTGCCGCTATTGCTTTATTAGTAGCCGGCGTAATGTTGGCAATTAATCATTTTGAATCATGGGGACAAGTCTTTTTGATGTTATTAGGCCCGGTCGGTTTACTTATCTCGTTTTTTAAACGTCTTTATGATGGTTGGGACAAAGTAAAAAAAGGATTTTCAACGGGCGGCCTTTTGGGTGGTTTAAAAGCATTAGGCCGCGTTTTATTAGATACTATACTTTCACCTATTCAAAAAATTGCCGATTTCCTTGGTTTTGATTCAGCGATCGAAGGTATCAAAAATTTGAAAAAAGCTTCGGGAATAGAGGAGCCACCGAATGTAAAAATGAATAAAAGCCTTGGTTTTTTAACAAAAAACAATATATTAGCAAACGATAATCTTCACGGATTCGGAACGATGTTAAATTTTAATCCGGCAAACAAAAATATACAAAAAACACAAAGAACAGTAGACGGCGGATTAAAAATCGAAGCTGTTTCGAAATTAAAAAAAGCGAAAAAAGCGTCGAATATTTCTTCGGGCCTTTCGGAAATTCAGAACGGCGCGCCGAAGACATTTAATATCAATATCGGATCTTTGATAAAAGAACAATCGTTTACGCAAGTAAAAGATTTAAGCGACATTAAAAATATAATTAAAGACGAAGTATCTAAACTTTTGTTAGGTGTTGTTAATAACGTACAAACGACGTAAAAATGAAGAAAGTATTTAATAAGATCGACGCAAAAGGAACGATTTTAGGTTACGTGAAAACGAAGCCTTTTGTCGCGTCCTCGAATGACAAAGATAAACCTATAAAAACATCGTATTTAGGTACGGCGGTTTTTTCAAACTT